TGACTTATTAGTTAAAGTCTGAGTTCCTGACAAAGTTGCAACAACTGTTGTATCTATAGCAGTAGTAACAGCAGAAGAACCATTAAAAGATGTTCCAGTAAGACCTGTACCAAAAGTTAAGGTATTTGTTGTATTCGCAGTAATTGTGCCACTTGCACCTAAGGCAACATTAACACCATTGTAGGTAACTGAACTATTAGTAAGCGATGAGTTTCCAATGTTTGTAAGAGTATTTGACGTACCACTAATAGTTTTATTTGTAAGCGTTTGTGTAGCTGATGTTGTAACAACAGTAACGCCACCTACTGTAGCTGATGTTGCTGATAATGTTGTAAATGCACCTGTAGAAGCTGTTGTAGCACCAATAGGTGTATTATCTAAACTGTCAATTGTTAATGCTACACCTTGAATTGTGCCACCTGTAATTGCAACAGCATTAGCATTTTGTGTAGCGATTGTACCTAAACCAGTGATTGCTGTATTAGGTATAGTTGTAGATGCTGTCATGGTTGATGTGCCATTACCATACACATATCCAGTTAATGTATTAGCACCTGTACCTCCTGATGCTGCGCCTAATGTACCTGCTAAAGTCACTGAGCCTGTAGTAGCAGTTGTAGGCATTAAACCAGATAGTGTAGTGTTAAATGCTGTAACACCACCTGTTAAACTAAATTGATTCCATCCTACATTAGTATAACCTTCATATTGATTAAGATCAGAATTATAGCGTACTTGACCTACAATACCTAATGGTCGTTGTATAGTACTACCTGTAGGTAATTGTACTGCAGCAGTACCTGGTAATATTGGATTTGCTGCTATACCAATAACAGGCGCAGTTGTACCATTAGTAACGTTAATTTGATTTGTAGTACCTGAAATAGATGTAGGTGTAATAGATGTACCATTAATAGCAAGTATACCTGTACCTGATAAATTAGCTAATGAATAGATTGTGCCTGAAAAACTAAATGTAGGGTTACCTGCTATACCATTAGCATTACTAATAGTAAGTCCAGTTGCTGCAGAAGTTAATGTACGACCTGTAACAGAACCTGCACCAAGTTTTGCAATAAGACCTGTAGATGCGGTTTCTAAACTACCTGATGTACCATTAAGGTATACGCTTAAAGTTGATCCAGCGCCATTATCTGTAATACCTATACCTGTACCAGATGATAAATATCGACTATTAGGTAATGAAGGTTGTGCAGTAGCAGTTAAGAATGTTTGTGTAAGTGATGGGCTACTAGTAATAGCATTTATTGTCGTTTGACATGTCAAGCCATTTTGTACAATAGGTACAAGTTCTGCACCAGTGATTGCACTTGGTGTTGTAGGAAGTTGCGATATTCTAATATTTGACATGCATTAATCCTTAAGGGCTTAAATTATCCAAGTTTCCATCAATACTATCTTGTGATGTTTCTGGTGCTATACCATACTCACCTGACGTAATGCCTGAAGTAGATTGATTTGCATTATTGACTATATTTGGATCTGTAGTAATTGCATCATTAGTCTCAGCAACATCTGCATCAGGTCTTGGAAAACGTATTGCGATTTTTTCAGGTTGCCTAGCAGGCAATCTATAAGGGTCGAATTGATCTCTGCAGTTTTCACTACAAACTCTCAATCCAGGGAAATTAGGGTCTGGCATTAAATCTGTGTATGCTCGTTTCATACGACAACGATCACAAATTGCAATGCTGATAATACTATTGCCGCGTGTATCTAATGATCGTGGCATGGTGTTATTATATCTTGTTTATAAAATAATTAAACATATTATTTAGTATATGGCGTGATATTTGGTGCAAAGTAAATAGGTGACTTATCACGTTCTTCTTGTTCTGCCATAAACCAATATTTTTCAGCTTGTTGCTCTAAATAAACAACTTTTGTTGGATCTACTTGTGGTAATTCCATAGCCATTTGATGCGCTAACATATTTTGAATTGCAAGATACCAACGTTGTGGTATTTCTATAGAGCCTGATAATGCACCTACATCTTGTACTTGTCGATGTCTCCATACTACTAAATGTGGTTGTATAGATTGTGGTGTAGGCCATAAGTACATAGCTGGTTGTGGAATATTTCTATCAAACCAGTACTGTAAAGGTCTATAACTAGTAAAATTCTTATTAGGAAGATTAGTATAATCATCACGATTCAATCTAGCTAATGGTATTTCAATAGGTGCTGATCCAAATACAACTTGATAAACTCCCATATTAGGACCTGAAGTTTGTTGTATTCTCCAAAAAGGTGCGCTTGCTGATGGGTCTAAATCATAATATAACCACGTACCAGCCACCCAAGATGAGGCGCCAGGGCTATATAATGTTGTCCAAGTAATATTATCCATTGAATATTGAATATTAATGGTTACATTACCTGAAATAGCAGGTAAAATACCTACAGTTGCCATATAGATATTTTGACCAGTGCCATTACTAATGCCAATAACGCCTGTATTATTAGTTAATTGACAAATATTTTGACCTACGCCATCAAAAGCGTATGAAGCTACACCTGAACTACTATAATAACCCGTAGTATTTGATGTAACTGTTCTATAGTTTGCATTTAAAACATCAACAGTGCCTACTGGTAAGTAATAAATGTAATGATCTGGATTTAAACCTACAACAGTTTTCTCAATACACCAATATTGAATACCTCTATTGGCTAAATTTGATAAAAGATAGTATAAGCTTTGTGTAGAAGCAGCAATTTGCTCAGAAGTTAATTCTTCAGCTAATTTTCCTGCTCTACGAGCGCCACTATCAATTAATTGCTGAACAGTTATAACTGTTTGGCCAACTGTACCGCTTGTAGACATGGCTTACCACCCTTTTATATTATGTTTTTTAACTTTTCCACCATCTGCGCAATGCCATCTATGTAATGAAGCTGCTTTGCGAGTAGGTCTACCTTTTTCATCTTTCATAGGGCCTGGCATGCCTGACATTCTTGCGCAGAATGATTTATGTCTAGGGCCTTTTGCTTGTGGCGCCTTAAGATGACTACCTGTTGCTCTATTAAATTTATCTCTACCTTTTTGTGTCAATCCTGCACCTTGTGATGTTGGTAATTTCTCACCACGACTCACTGATAGTCTAGGATCTCCACCTTTAGATAGTTTTGTAGTTTTAGCAGCAGCTTTAAAATCAGCTGCAGTTGGTGCGCCTTTACTTCCTGGTTTACGCATATGTTCACCACTACCATGCTTAATTCTTTCTTGTTTAGCATGAATATTATCCCATAAACCTCCACCAGCTTTTTTCTTTACTGATCGTTTAACAGCATATGCAATAGCAACAGCTTGTTTTTGTGGCTTACCAGCTTTAATTTCAGCTGCTATATTTTTACCAAAAGCTGCTTTAGATTTACTTTTGATAAGTGGCATATTATGTACCTGTACCAGTTGTATTATTATTATTTTGAATTAAATAACCTTCTACGTTTACACCAATTTGTATTGTGCCTGTATCTGCACTTGCTTGCCACTGTAAATCTGTTTTTTCAGTATATGCAAATGGCGTAACGCGTCTAATGCTAAAGTTTTGTGTAAATGATGTTTCTAATACTGTTAACGCAACACCAGACACATTATTTTTAGAATAAACTTGATAATTAACTGATGCAACACCACCTGCTGCAATAGCTGCAGTAATATCTACACGTGTTAAGTAGAATGTATATCCAGCTGGAACTGTGTAGATAGCTGCTTGTGATTTTCCAAGACCTATACTCATTGCTGCGTAAGTTACAGTTTTACCTGCATTACTTAATGATAATTTGCCAACGTTAGCAACACCTGATGCTAAAATCATACCATTAATTCTTAAATAGCTATTTACTGTAGTAACGCCTGTAGCACCATTAGTAAGAACTAATGTTTCAGAAATTGGATTAAAATTTGCATCAAGACCATTAATTAAAACTGAAACGTTTGTGTCAGATGGAGATGAACTGTAAAGCAACATAGTTGTTGCAGATGCTGGGTATGTATATGCAGAAAGGTTTTCCCAAACTGGATACAATGTTGTTGTTAATGCTGCTTGATAGCCAAAAATATTTTGTAACGAATGTCCTAAAATTTGACCACGAGCAACTTGCAAATCAAAAGGCTCGTAAGCTCCAAATTTAGTGACCGATGAAACAATATTATTACTCATAATTTATCCTTAGAAAAAGGGAGGGGCCGAAGCCCCACGCCTTAGTAGTTACACTTACCGCCTTTTTTCATGTGGCTAGACAATTTAGTTGTATGAACTTTACCACCATGTTTCATAGGGTGTCCTTCAACTTTAGAATGTCCTGCATGATGTTTAGCTACATGTTCATGATGATGCTTATGACCATGGTCACCATGACCGTGTGTTGTATGATGTGCTACATGACCACCATGTTTATAGCCAGCTGGACCTTGTTTAATAGAACCAGTGCCACCTTTTTTAGTAGGCATTTTTTCGCCATCTTTCATGTCATTAACATAACGATTTGCTACGCTATCAGATACTGTACCACCTGAAGCATATTTTTTAAGTTTGCCACCATGTTTATAGCCTACACCTTCTAAATCGCCTGTTTTTGTATTAAATGATTTAGTTTGTTTAGCTTCAACAACTTTATCATTAACATCGATCTTAGGATGTAATGTACCACCTTTAGCCATATGTTTTTTATGATGAGCTTTACCACCATGTTTATAGCCTGGGCCTTCAATGTCACCAGTTTTGCCTTTTGAGTGAGCACGTACGTCATATACGCCACCTAAAAGACCACCAGGTTCACCTTTACCTGCTGCAAAGTTAACACCACCACCTTTTTTAAGGCCATGATGTGCTTTACCAGCTTTCATATGCTCATGATGTTTAAGTTCTTTTTCAAGATGCGCAATTTTGCCACCTTTTTTAACCATCATAGGTGCTGGTCTAGCAGCCATAGGAGCAGCAATAGCTCTACGAGGCGCACGTACTAGTGCAGGTGTATTTAAACCACCCATTGCCATATGTTTTTTATGGTGGGCTTTACCACCTTTTTTCATACCACCACCTACTTCATCAACTGAAGGTTCAGTGGTGACTTCTTTTGGTTCACGACCAAATTTTGCTGTTGCTTTTGCCATTTATATTCTCCTATTAAGCTTGGTTAACGCCAAGTGCGCCAATGCGAGTAGCATATGGACCTGCACCGATTGCTGGGACAGCCAATGAAAGCACTAATCTACGTACGCCATTAGACGCAGAAGATGGTGTGTAAGTACCACGCACATCACCTGTAGATGATGTTGCTGGGTTTGTAGT